AATCTTTGCGCGGGTATGCTCCTTGGTGGATTGCCCGTATTGCTTGAGGGTGTCCGGGCCTGCATCAAAAGGAATCTTGTTACCGACTTCCTCGCCAAAACGTTCTACCAATGCCTCGCGGGTCATATAAACCCACCGCCACACAGCGGTAACTTCTTCCCATGTCCTAGCAACAGAGTGCCCGAAGTCCTTCCAATGGACATAGTCAACGGGAGCGCATTCGTATTCGATTTCCTCTAGCGGTTCTTCGCCGGCCAAAGATTGATTGTTCGCCTCCGGCTCGTCAATGTCCTCGGTAATCTCCAGCCCATCCTCGGGCAAACCAACAGCGTTTACATGAGGCTCATACCGCACCCAAGACGTACCGCGCCCGCCGAGGAAGCGATCCTCGACGCAATGCTTCATAGTGCTGCGAAAGTCGGGGTAATGCTCGATCTCGAAATCTAGCGCACGCTCTATCAGCAGGGAGGCTACCCGTCCCACTTGGTCGTTATCACCGAAACGCCGCGACACATCAGCTTTGGGCAGACGCGCATAGACAGCAGGGATCAACGTTTGGACGTTGCTCCACAGGATGTTGAACTTGGCAGTCTCGTTCGTGTTTTGGCTGCGGTTGTCGTCGCGGTAACGCTTGATGATCTTCTGAGCGCGGGCTTCCCACTTCTTGAAGTCGTTATCGTAGGCTGCAACATTGTGCATCAGCTTTTGCAAGCCTGTGCTTTGTTCTTCGCTCATTTATTTCGCTCCGAGATAGCGCGAGCCTTTGCGCGAGCATCCTCTTTACTGGACGCACCCCACGCCTTCAAAGCCAACGCCAATCGAGTTGGACTACCGTTCTTTTCCATCGGCCCGGGCATATTGCCCATGCGTGCTAAGAATGACGCTCGACGCGGGTTATCGCCAGCCTTGACCGGCGGCTTTAACGTGCCACCCGTCTCAGCTTTGTACGAGGCTCGCCCCTTGGCATTCAGACCGCCCTCGGGATTCTTGCCCTCGCTACGCGTCCATGCTGCGCTCATTTTTTCTCCGGCTTTGCAGTCTTAGCAGATTCGCGGAAGTCTTTAGCAGTCGGCGCACCGGGATCGCCGGGCTTACGCATACGCTCGCCTGATCCGGCTTTGATCCGTTCCTGCTTAGCTAGGATGTTGGCGTACAACCCGGCTTTGTTCATGCTGAGAAGATTCCAACAGCAATGACAGACACGCCGCTGCCAGTTGTGATTTTCCACGGGCCGGTAGCTGCTGCCATGTTGAGTTCTAGGCTATACGTTCCAACGGGAGTCGTTGCGCCAGTAATGACGATGCTTGTCGAGCCGTCGATCAGCGTGACGTTAGATGCAGTTGCGTTCGCAGCCACTACGATCAAACGGTGAACGTAATCACCGACTGCACCCGTCCCACCCAATACTTGCGCGGTTTGACTAGCTGCTACAGTTTCATACGCATAACGATACGGATTAGCTACGCCACTCATATTCGTGCTCCTTTAGGTTTAGCAGTCGCCCACATATCGTTGAGGGTAACTGTGTTCATCGGGCCTACCATCAAAGGCTTGTCTCTATCCGGCGCTTTGACTGCCGGTTCTTGCCTCCACGCAATCGCCATCATACGAAAAGCGTCTGCGGGGTGGCTAGTCCAATCGTGCCTCGGGGTCTGTCTGAAAGCCTTTTTGTCCTCGTCGTACTCGCGCTGATACTGCTTCAGCGCCTCAATGCCCTCGTAACACTTGTTGTCGAACCACACCCGCGGGAGCATGTGCCTTACAGCTTGGATGCCGTCTTGCACCGACAGATCAGGGACGATAGCCAATGACGCAATGCCAAGATATTGCGCGAGTTGCTCGATGACGCTCTTTCCACCGCTGGCAAGGGTTTTAGCCTTTGCGTCATGCGGTAACCAATGTTTACCATAGCGATAACCTCTGCCCTCGATAACTTGTGCAAGCTCCTCGATGTTTGCGCCCGATACCGCGTAGAAGTCGATAACATGTATCTCTCCCCGAACGACCTGATACCACCATATCGCCGTGTCGTCCCGATAGCCTAAGTCCCATGCCGTATGAACGGGCAGGTTAGGATCAACTGAAACGCTTGTTACTCTGCCTTCTTGCTCGGCTTCCCTTAATTCTTGACCGTAAAAAGCTCCGAGGATTGCAGCTTCAAATGAGCATTCGTACTCCTGCAAGTACTGATCCTCGGATAATTGCGCCCTTGCTGCCGAAAGCTCGGATGGTGGCAACAAGCCCGACGAAGAAGCGGGAAGACGCAGCAGAAACCACTCGTGAGGGGAACGAGCAGCATTTTCATACACCGACCAAAACTGATTTTTACCTTTAGGCGTACCACCAAAGACCGCCCAACCTTGCTTATCAGACAGCGCCGGACGGATAACGTTACCCCATACGCTAGGCTTGAAGTCGCCGTACTCGTCCATATAGATACCGTCAAAGCCCAAGCCCCGCATAGCGTCGGCATTGTCAGCACCAAACAGCCTGATCTTCGCCCCGTTCATTACCGTGACCGTCAAGTCGGCCTCGTTGCTGTCTGAAATGATCGGCTGAGCAAAGTTCTTGAGGTAATCCCAAACGACTGACTTAGCCTGGGAGCGGTACGGCGCTACATAACCAAACAACGGGAACGTCGATCGACAAGTTGCCGCTGCCCTGATTACGTCATTGATAGCTGCGACCGTCTTGCCTGCTCGCCGGTGCGCTACGAGACAGCCCCACCGCTTCGTCCGCTGATGGAACGGTAAGAATTCTTTCCTCGGCGCATAAGGAAGGATTATTTCGGATCGGCCCATCGGATCACCATTTCCTGCGGCCCGCCCTCATTACCCACGTTTTCAGTCCTAGCCAAATCAGGAACGACCTTTTTCAGCAGAATATCCGCTGCTTTGACCTGCGTACCTGATAGTTCAATCTCGCCCTCAACGTGCTTCAAGAGGCGATTCATGATCTGACTGGCTTGAATCTTCTCTCGCCAAGCATCAGATAAAGTTATCTTTCTTTTCCTAGCTGCCATGTGATTGATTTGTAACAGATATTGTTAACATACTTAACTTATGTTATTACTTAAGAAAGCGCAATTTGTAGAGGGTCGAGTCGATCTGATCCGCGATGCCGTCCACCAAGTTGTTCAACTCGCTATCTTGCGGCAAGTCCTTGCGGATATCGTTCACAAACTCTTTGATCTGCGTCAGGTACTTGACCGGATCGGTGGCCAGGTGGAAGTCTTTAGGGTAGCCAGTGATGATGTCGTACGCACCTTGGTACGCTTCAGCCCATTTGTCTGCAAGCTCCACGATTGCATCGTAATACTCGCCCAACGCCATGTGCTGAGCGAAACTCTTAGTCTGCAAGTGCATGAAGTGCGTGACCGTTGCTGAGTGAAAAAGAACACTAACAAACGCCGCGGCACTTTCGTTATGTTTCGACATTTTTCACCCTTTTTCAGCAATTTCACTATGATATTCTGAATTTATCAGGCGGTCAAGCACGCAATTTAACCATTTGCGCGATCATGATTTCGACCGTATCTTTAACTCCTTGCTTGTCTCGGACGATTGCTCTGCACCCCGTCCATTGCAACGCAAACTTTTGTTGATCCTCCGTCTCCTTGCCTTTCGGCCCTTTGACTTCGACCAGCCAAGTAACGCCGCCAAACGCGACGAGAAGGTCAGGCACGCCTCTACCCATAGGTGCAAGCGATAGCACAGCACATCCACGCATTTTGAACTCAGTAACGATTTCGACATGATTTGCATCGACCTTTGCAGCGCGTCTCATAGACCCTCAACCGATATTGCTTTTGTGGGCGTTTTCCAAGCCTTGTCCGGCGCAGGTTCTATCCAAGACGAGTCAAGCCACACGAGTCGGTTGTTTGGGTAAGCAATTAGTTGCCCGGTTTGCAAAACAATGATGTGATGATTCTTGTGCTGATCCGGCGTTTCCGACCACCCCGTTCTCATCCAATCAAGGGTGAACAAGTAATTCCCCGTTCGGATAACCCCATCCCTGCCGAGTGCCGTGACTTTGTGGTTTTTCAGGAATGAGAATTGATGCACCGCAAATTCATAGCCGTAGCTGTCCCACCACACAAGTTGCTCAATCGGTAACTGTTCGCAAGGCTGTAAACAAATCTTGTTGATCGGCACTCGCGCCCATTGCGCTCCCGATTCAAGCATAACCTGAAACATCGGAACTCGCGCAGGTTCTGCCCGCACCCCAAAAATTACCGCTTTAACAAACTCTCCGTGGCCTTCCTTCTCGTCATACAAAAATTCTTTCCGTACAAAACATTGAATGGTTGGGCAGTCGTCAATTAACATGAGAAGCCTTCTCAATAGCTTTAGCGGTTTCGATCTCGGCAATGACCTCCGGCCCGGTTTCAATCGTGATCCGCATATCCTGCACCAACAATTCCATGCACACGCCCTCTGAAAGTTCTGTTTCTGTGTAGTCGCTTGTTGCCTGCCCAAACTCAAGGAAAGCTGTGCAGATGCCATGTAAAACCTTCAACGCTTGAGCTTCTTCTATTTTTGTGAACTGGCACATAATTCCTCCGTTTGCTGTAACAATTCTTGCTCTGTCCCGTATCTTTGCTCGAAAGCCTTGCGCCAGGGGTGGCGGCTGACGTACTCAGGACTGTTTCGACCGCTGCGGTGATGGGTCGGACATAGACATATCACAAACATTTCACCTTTGCGCTTGCTGCCACTCAAAACGTGGTGAATATCGCCATCGGATCGGGTTTCATGGAACAACCGGCACACAATGCAGCCCAAGTCTCTGACCTTGGCGTGCCACTCCTGTTCAGCCTTGGTCAACGTTAACTCCCGCCTCAATCGAGGCAAAGTTCAACCAATCGAGCCAATCGCTGAATTTCTCTCGGTCATACTTACTTGTACGCCTGCCTAGCATCACAATGCCTCCATGAAGGCCAGGAGCAAGTCTAGGAGCGACTTCGCCCTCGTAGGTAGCTGTGAGTATGTCCTTCCAGTCATTTTCGTGCAGGAACGTCTTTTGACCGTTTATCAGCCATTCTTTCTGTTTTGCCCACGCGCCGAGGATTCGCCACTGCGCCGCGTTTTGGTCAAGGGTGCGGTCTTTCATTCATTCCCCCTTGCTCGGATAACCTGCCCTACTAATTTCTTACTCCTTGGCTTGAAGTAAGGCACTTTTAATTTCTGTTGCTTTTTAGACGGGAATAATTCCTCTGTAAAA